AGGGGATTAGCTTACGCTGATTCTCTCGGAACACAAATCATCACCTATCTCATTCCTCCTCTCAATGTGCGAACGCACCTGATTACGACCTATTCGGTCGTACGTGGGAGGTGATGGATATAGCGCGAGGACTCGCGCGGCATCGGAGGTACTAACGTACCGGATTTGTGATTTGTTGTAGATCATTCGGAATATCCTCTTCCATAGAGGAGACCTTGCTCGTGGTACACGAGTTTGCGGCCCAATCGGGCCTCCGTGATCTCTCAACATTTCGTTAATTGTGGCAAGCGTATTCACTTTAGAAGGGAAGACTTTCTTACTTCCTTTCTTCGCTTGCCCCCTTAAAACAAGTCGGGACCATTCCCGAACCCGCCGTTCTCCTATATCTCTCATCTCTACTTTCAGTCGTTGGTAACGTTGAGCCCTGATCCTCAGGCGCATGTTGAGTTCTAGTTCGATTTCTGAAAGTGGAACTTTGCCCTTAATGACCTTCTCAGATCGTGGTGCCCTTTTAGGTGCACTCGCGATTCTCGAAGCTTCACTTCGGGCATTGTTAACTCTTTCGAATTCGGACGTGAGCAATTCATGCTTTGCCGGTCTAACAGAGGGCCTAGGGGCATTCATCAACCTACATAGCTGAACCGGCGTGAGGGTCTTCTTGTTGTTAAACAAGTCGAGCTCTTCATCCTGGTACGGGCATTTCTTACGGGCGTATAGCCCCCTTAATGCCCTCAGCTGAGGTGGTACTAGGCACTGAACCTTGCGGGCTAGTCCCCAAGTTTCAATTCCGGTGGTAGGCGCAGCACCCATTGTGTCATGCCGTAAACTAGCATGAGACGCCCTTTGGAGCGTCAGCACACGGATTAGAGGTTGTTCTCGGAAGATCCAAATAGGTTTGCCACGTTTCGTGGTCTCCTGTTTGCTAGTCTTCTCACAGAACACACCTCTGCGCCCTATATAGCTCTTCTTTAAGTTGAGCTCTCCACCAACACTCTCCATCCTCCTCTTATACTCTTCCCTACGCTCCGCAGGCCAAGATGCACATAGATCATCTCCGCAGATCACGAAACTGCGATCTCGGAGACAATCTTGTGCGTTACCGCTTGCGGCGTATAGGTTGAGTAAACTGAGGACGACCCAGGAGAGCCCTAGTCCCATGTGAATGCCTCTTTCTGTCCACTTATCTTTGTAATACATAGCTCCGCCCAGCTTAAAAGCTGCCGCCTTCTCTTCGGGTGTCCACCCAAGAGCTTGGCCCATGCCGACTATTACCGCTTGACAAGCTTCGTGATAGAAGTTGTCAGTGGCCTTACTAAGATCTGCTGAGTACAGATCGTGCCTTATGTTAGATTGGACCTTAGGATCCTTCCCACGGAGAACTGCTGCACAGGCAGGGATCGTAGCGAGACGCTTTAGCGCTCCTGGGACAAGGCACCGCGATAGATGCACCATATGTGAAGGGTGCATACTTGCCGTGCGTATCTTGTTCCCTGGTTCTACGAATGAGAATGTATCAATTGTGGGTAAAGGCCATTGTTCACGGTATGTGG